CTCTTTTTAGCGGTCTCTTTGGAGGAACCAGCGGGAACTGGCGAGAACCAGTCTGCATTACCGCAGGTCAACGCCTATTTGCCGAGACTGGAAACGACCGGGTATGGCGATTTGTCTTATGGGCCTCAGGTTGTTAAGTGGGCTAAGACGTTTATGGGTCTTGATCTTTTCGAGTGGCAGGCTCACGCGTTGTTTGGTCAACTTGCGCATGATGAGCACGGCGATCTTTTGTTCCGTGAGTCTTTGGTATCTACTGCTCGTCAGAATGGTAAGTCGATTGGGTTGCAGGCGTTGATTGGCTGGTGGTTGACGGAGATGCCGAAGTTGCGTGGTAAACCTCAAAACATTTTGAGTGTGGCTAACCGTTTGGATCGTGCTGAGAGTTTGTTTAATGCGTTGGCTCCGATGCTTGTTGAGTTGTTTGGTGCTAAGGCGATGCGGACGTTCGGTCGTAAGTCGGTGGAGATGCCTGACGGGTCTATGTGGGAGGTTCGTTCGTCCAGTCCGAATTTGCATGGAGGGTCGTATGACCTTGTTGCGGCGGACGAGGTTTTCAACATTTCCGATCGGTTCATGGATGCCATCCGTCCGACGATGATTGCGCGTAAGTGTCCGTTGTTCAGCTGCTGGAGTACGGCGGGTGATGAGTCAAGTACGGCCATGATTCAGATGCGCGAGATCGCTATCAATGAAATTGAGAAGGGTGAGCGTTCACGGCTCTATTTTGCTGAGTGGTCTATCGGTGATCGGGATTGGCGGAACCCAGAGAATTGGGTTTATGCGAATCCTTGCCTGGGTAAGACGATCACGATTGAGGCGTTGCAGGCGGTCAGTAAAAAGGATTCGTTCTTGCGTGCTCACTTGAATATGTGGGTGAGTAGTCGAGGCAGTTGGTTGGAGGAAGGCGTGTGGGCGTCCTGCAAAGTTGACGGCCTCATGCCGGAGGGCGGAGTGCTCGCCGTTGAAATGTCAATGGACACAAACCGTTATGTTGGTGTCAGATCGTCAATGTTTGATGGCATTGTCACAACGTTTGTTGAGTTCATTGTGGATAACGAAGCGGCGCTCTGGTCGGAGATTGATCGAGTCATGGCCGACAAACTTGTTGGTTTGGCTATCACCCCCAGTCTTGAGATTCATGCGCCTTTGAGTTTGCGTCGCCGTATGACCGTGGTCGGTCAGGCGGAGTTAATCAAGTTCACGGGTCTTGCGCAAAAGATGATTTTGGAGGGTCGCGTCAAGCATTTGGGTCAACTTACTTTGTCGGAACATATGAACCGTGCCGTGCTTATCAAGACGGGTATGGGTGTGACGCTTTCGCATAAGTCGTCGCCTGGTCCGATTGAGTTGGCGAAGTGTGCAGTGTGGGGTATCGCTCTGTCTAGCAAATATCAGAATCGCGCTAAACCCATCATGGTGGTCAGTTGAACTATTGTGGGTCTGTGGTGGGCAGGTGTCGGGCTTGCCCATCACACCTATTGATCGGATCAAAACTGTGGGCATATTCTCAAAACAAGTGACTAAGGCCGCCATTAGTCCCGTCACGGAATCTCACAAAGCAGCAGCTGCGGGATCGTACGGAACTTACGGTGAACGCGTATCTGACCAGGGCGCAAAATTTATCGGTCAGTATTACACCTATTACGAAGGCGAAGCCCGCAACCGTGCAATGAGTGTCCCCACTTTGTCTCGCGCTCGCGACCTTCTCGCGTCCGTTATTGCGTCCACGAAACTTGAAATGTATGTCGAATCTTGGGACGACACAGAAAAAGAAATGGAACAAATCCCGATCGCACCGCGTTCATGGTTGCGTCAACCCGACCCGACGATCCCTTACTCAACTTTGATGTCGTGGACATTGGACGATCTGTTCTTTTACGGTCGTGCGTTTTGGTACATCACCAGTCGTACCGCTGACGGTTTTCCTGCAGCGTTCACCCGTTTGCCCGCAGGCGCTGTCAACACCCAAGATCAGGCTCCACCGGTATGGTACGGACCTTCAAAAGAAGTGTATTTCCAAGGTGGAATGTTAAACCCTGACGATCTTGTGCAGTTCATTTCGCCAGTTCAAGGTGTCGTTTATCAGTCACCAACAGCGATTGAAACCGCTTTGCGTATTGAACAATCGCGTTACCGCAACGCTCAATCGTCGTTGCCGTCTGGCATCTTGAAACAGACTGGCGGTGAACCGTTATCGGCTCAAGAACTTGCCGACCTTGCGACCGCTTTCAACTCTGCTCGACTTAATAATCAGACGGCCGCACTCAACGAGTTCTTGCAATACGACGAAACCAAAGCATTACCCGACAATATGTTGATGATTGACTCTGCAGACTTCAGCGGAAAAGAAATGTGCAGAGTCGGCAATATCCCCTTCTACCTCGCTGGGTTTGACATCGGCAGCTACCAATACACCACCAGTCGTGGCGCTCGCGAGGATCTTTATTTATTCGGTGCACGTCAGTTTTTAGATTGCGTGTCGCAAACGCTTTCGGGCAACAATGTCGTCCCCCGCGGAACCTATGTGCGCTTTGACATTGACTCTTATTTGGAATCAATGGTTGAAGATATGCCGTCCGAAACATCAACAGAAACACCTTCAATGGAGGAAACAGACTCATGAAATTAACCCTTTCCGCAGGCTTCGCAATTGATGTTGAAGCCGCAGCTGGTGAAGCACCGACCCGCACAATTTCGGGTGTGGCCGCACCTTATGGAATTTCCGCAACTGTCTCAGATGGGACTTCGGTGCAGTTCGCACCAGGCTCACTTCCCGTTGACGGTAAAGCACCAAAACTGTTTATGTACCACGATTCAAGTCAGCCTGTCGGTCTAGTTACTTCACGCACCGAAACTCCTGAGGGCATGATGTTTAGCGCCAAGATCGCCGACACTGTTGCAGGGAACGAAGCGTTACAACTTGCCAAAGAAGGCGTCTTAGACAATGTTTCCGTCGGCGTTGATGTTCTCACTTCAACCCGTGCAGAGGACGGAACAATCATCATCACCTCAGCCGTATGGCGCGAGTTGAGCCTTGTCCCCATACCCGCCTTTAGCGGTGCTACGATCACAGATGTGGCCGCTTCAGCGGACATGACTCCCGACGAAATCTCAGTTACAGAACCACAAGTCGAGGAGACAACCATGTCGGAACACATTGAAGCCGCAGCACCTGAAGCCGCACCCGTAACCCCAACCATTTTCGCATCAGCAAAGAAGGCTCCGCGCCTTCCTTCGGCTGGCGAATGGATGGCCGCTTACCATCAGGGCGGAGAAACTTTCGCAAAGGTCAACGCATCGGTTACCGAATGGAAGTCTGAGAATCAGTCAACATTCGAAGCAGCTGCAGGAGATATTGCGACCACCTCAACGCCTGGACTTTTGCCTGTTCCAGTGCTCGGACCGTTGGTGCAAAACATTAACTTCGTGAGGCCTTGTGTCAATCGCCTGGGCGCTCGCGCTTATCCAGACGGCGGATCACAAAAGACCTTCGTTCGTCCGACCATCACGACCCACACTTCAACGGCCGCACAAGCCGCCGAGTTTGATGCAGTGTCCGCGACCACAATGGTGATCGCTTCAAATACCATCAGCAAGACCACTGTTGCCGGTCAGGTTTCGTTGTCAATGCAAGACATTGATTTCACTTCTCCCGCAGCGATGGAACTCATCCTCGGTGACTTGATGGGCGAACTCATGCTCAAGACTGACGACATTGCAGCCGATGCACTTCTCACCGCCGCAACCTCATCGGGCGTATGGGACGGAACCGCAGTCGACTTGATGAAGTCCATCTACGACGCTGCAGTTGATGTTTCAAACGGAACCAACTTCTTCCCTGACACCTTGTTTGTTAGCCCAGACGTTTGGGGCCAACTTGGTCAGGTCGTTGACTCCAGCAACCGTCCGTTGTTCCCGTATGTCGGCGCACCTGGTCTCCAAGGTCAGAACGCTCTCGGTGGCGGAAACGCAACCACTTGGGTCGGCTCGAATCCGCTCGGACTTGAGATCGTCGTTGACAGTAACTTTGCTGCCAAGACCATGATTATCACTAACTCAAACAAGGCTTTTGAGTACTACGAGAGCATCCGTTCTTTGCTCAGTGTTGAACAGCCTGCAACCTTGAGTCGCTTGTTCTCGGTCCATGCCTACGTAAGTACGTTCGCCGCTGTGCCGTCAATGATTCGCAAGATCACTCAGGCCTGATCGGAGGTCGTCGTGACGGCGACTTACACACTTCAATACGGCGTTATCGTTCCTGGCTATGTTTGCGTAACAACGCTCACACCAAACGAGATCGTTGTCGGATCGTCAATCACAGTCGCGGGTTGGGCTGTCGCATACAACGGAGTCAAAACCGTTTATGCGATGCCCCAATACCTGCCGATCAATGTTGACACCGAAGGTCTGATCGAATACGACACTTCGTATCCACTCGCTAATGCGGTCATGTGGGCCGAGTCCGAAACTCCGATGGAGTTGGAAGCGATCACAGGGACGATTACTTTTGACCAGACGTGCACTTGGATCACTGGTCCGCAAATTGCTACATATCTCGGCATCACGACAAGCGGTGACGAAACCGCTTTCTTAGTTCAGTGTGCAGCAGCGGCTAACGCGTTCTGTTTTCGTAGGCGTCAAGAGTCCTCGTACATAGATCAACTGTCAACTTCACCTGGCGGAGATGTCACCCTCGGCACTTTGATGTATGGGTCAGCCTTGTACCGTCAGCGCGGGAGCGTAGATCAATTCGCGTCGTTCACTGACATGGCATCAGCGCCCGTTGTAGGGCTCTCAGGGATCGTCAAACAGTTGTTAGGCATCAACAGACCACAGGTCGCCTGAAATGGCTTACACGGACTTTCTGAATGAGGCACTAGATGATCTGGTCACTACTCTCCAAACTATTCCGAACCTTCGTGTCGTTAATGATCCTCGCAATATCGCTCCACCTTGCGCTTTTGTGGATGCTCCATCCGTCGAGTCGTTCAACTACAACA